TACGAACAAGGATGCCCAGTTCCTGGAGCTACGCAAGTTTCAGATCACTGATGTGGCCAGGCTGTTTCGAGTGCCACCTCACATGATTGGCGATTTGGACCGGGCGACGTTTTCCAACATTGAGCAACAAAGTCTTGAGTTCGTCATGCACACCATGACGCCCTGGGCTGAGCGCTGGGAAGCAAGCATCGAGTCCGAGTTGCTTCTCGAAGGTGACGACATCGAGGTCGAATTTGATTTCGCCAACCTGATGCGCGGCGATGCTGCAAGCCGTGCGTCGTTTTACCAAAGCGGTATTCAGAACGGCTGGCTCACCCGCAATGAAGCACGTATTGCAGAGAACCTCAATCCACTTGAGGGCCTGGACGAACCGCTGCGCCCGCTCAATATGGTCGAGGAAAGTACGGCCGAGGATGAAGCTCTCGATACCGAACAAGCGGAAGACTCGGTGCAAGAAGCAATCGAGCCCTCCGATGAAGCCGTAGCGCGCTTGCGCGCCCTGATTGATTCAAGCGCTGAGCGCTGGGCCAGGCGCATTGCACGGACTGGCCGAATCGAGGAAAAAGATCTGACACTGATTGCGCAATCCCTGGCTGTGCCAGTGGACCGGGTGAGTGTCTGGGCGCAGGCAAGCGTATCTATGGATGAAACGCATCTGTGCCAATCACTTAAATCACTGGGGATGACATCATGAACCATCAATTACTGGTTGCCGAATATTTAGCAACCCCTTGGGCATTGATGCCCGAAAGGCTGAACGCAGTCACAGCCGTCATCGCACGCTGGTCGGGTGATGCCCGCGCAAGCGACGAGGTGATGCGCAATATTGCAGCCGACAAAAACGCAAGAGATGCACGCCGCCAATCCAGCGTGTCCAACTCAGGTGGCGGCATTGCGGTGCTTCCGCTCTACGGCATCGTGACGCAGCGCGGCAACATGGTGGACGATGTATCCGGTCCTGGTACTGCCAGCACTCAGCAGTTTTCAAACATGCTGCGCGCTGCTCTCCAAGATGAGACGGTCTCTCAAATCCTGATCGACATCGACAGCCCCGGCGGCAGCGTCTACGGTGTAGCAGAACTGGCTGATGAAATTGTCAGCGCCCGCGCCAAAAAGCCTGTCGTGGCCATCGCCAACAGTCTGGCCGCCTCGGCGGCCTACTGGATTGGTTGCTCAGCATCTGAGTTTTATGTCACACCCGGCGGCGAAGTAGGGTCCATTGGTGTGTGGCAAGCGCACCAGGACTACAGCAAGGCTATGGACGAGGCCGGTGTCAAAACTACGCTCATCTCGGCGGGCAAGTTCAAGGTTGAGGGCAATCCATATGCACCCTTGGACGAAGAAGCTCAGGGCTTTATGCAGTCCCGTGTCGATGACTATTACGCCGCTTTCACCAAGGCTGTGGCCAAGGGCCGTGGTGTGTCCATCTCCCAGGTGCGAGATGGCATGGGTCAGGGCCGAGTTCTCGGAGCCGACGCAGCCCTTGCTAGCAGCATGGTCGACGGCATAGCCACCTTTGAAGATGTCGTCAAAAAGATGCGACGCGATGCGCGCACGCAAATCAAACCCAATGCATCACGGCTCAACCAGGCGAGAAATTCGCTTGCCCTGATGTAAGTATTTTCTGGGCAGCACTCCGTAGAGGACTGCCAGCAAAGTGAAGCGGCCCGTTGGCCGCGCCCCAAGCAACCACCTCGTCAATTCAGACCAGGTGGTTTTTTTACGTCTATTGATTTTGGAGAACCCCAAATGAGTAAGCAATTACGCGAGCTGCAGGCTCGCAAATCTACCCTGGTCAAAGAAGCGCGCGCGCTCACGGACCGCGCCGCATCCGATAACCGCGATCTGAACGATGAAGAGGCTACAGCCTTCGATGCGCTCAAGATCCGTATTGAGGCAGCCAGTAACGCCATCGACCGTGAAGCGAGTCTGATCGCGGAAGAAGCGCAAATGGCACAAGCCCCAACAAGCTCTGGCGCTTTTATCACTGTCACTGACAACCGCGAGGCCGATCCTTTGCATGGCTTTCGCACTGCAGGCGAGTTCATGCAGGCTGTGTATCAGGCAGAAAAGCCCGGCAAATCTCTCGATGAACGTTTGCTCATTGGTGGTGGCCGTGGTGCAGCAGCGCCTGGCAGCTTTGCCAACGAGGCTTCGGGCCAAGACGGCGGCTTTTTGGTGCCACCTCAGTTTTCACAAGAAATCTTCAAGCTTTCTTTGGGCGAGGACTCTTTGCTGCCCATGACCGACAACGTCGAGATCAGCGGCAACAGCATGGCGTTTCCCAAAGACGAGACCACGCCATGGGGCACTAACGGTATTCGCGCCTACTGGCAAGGGGAGGCCGCCTCGGCCATTGCCACGAAGCCTGTACTTGGCTTGGCCACGTTGCGCCTGAAAAAGCTCATGGCACTTGTCCCCACCACGGACGAATTGCTGGAAGACGCCAATGCGCTGACCACCTACCTGCCTGAGAAGGTCGCTTTGTCTATTCGCTGGAAAACCAACGAGTCCATTCTGTTTGGTGCAGGGAACGGTGTGCCAGTTGGTGCACTCAGCTCTGGTGCGACGGTCACCGTGACCAAGGAGTCTGGTCAAGCAACACAAACGCTTGTGCCTCAAAACCTGGCCAAGATGATTGCACGCTTGCCCTCAGGCAGCTTTGCCAATGCCGTTTGGATTGTGAATAACGATGTCTTGCCCGCACTCTTCACGTTGACTCTGGGCAACTATCCAATCTACATCCCTACGGGCCTACCCGTCGGTGGTTTGCAGGTTTCGCCCTACGGCACGTTGCTCGGTCGCCCAGTATTCGTGTCCCAACACGCCAACACCTTCTCGGCCCAAGGCGACATCTTGCTGGTGGACCTAAAGTACTACCAGACCATCACCAAGTCGGGTGGCATGCAGACCGCCACATCGATGCACTTGTACTTCGATGCGGACTTGACGGCGTTTCGCACGACCTTCCGAATGGATGGTCAGTCCAAGCTGAACAGCCCCATCACACCTGCCAAAGGCAGCGCAACGATGTCTCCCTTCATCCAACTGGGCGCGCGCTAAGCAGCCTCAAATCTTAGGAGAAAACTATGTTCCCCAACGCAAAAGGCAGCGAACTGCTGTCCGTTCTCGCAACCATCGATCCGGCCGCGCAAGCGGCGGGAACAGTCACCACCGGTTGGATTTCTGTGGCCAATCACCACGGCTTTCTTTCCTTGGTGCAGACCGGAGTGCTGGGCACCAGCGCCACAGTGGATGCTAAGTTGCAGCAGGCGGTTGATGCCACTGGTACGAGTGCCAAGGACATCAGTGGCAAAGCGATTACTCAGATTGTCAAAGCCACTGGCGACAACAAGCAGGCCTTGATCAACGTCAAACCCGAGGAGCTCGATACGGTGAACGGCTTTGGCTTTGTTCGCCTGTCACTCACTGTGGGTGTGGCCGCAAGTCAGACTGCAGCGCAAATCCTGGGCGTCAATCCTAGAGAGCTGCCAGCCAATGCAGGTAATCAGGCAGCGGTTGTGCAGATCGTTTAAATGCCACTGCAACTGGTCACAGCTCCAGCGGGGGAGCCAATCACGCTTCTTGAGGCAAAACAGCACCTGCGGGTGGATGTTGACGATGATGACGCGCTGATTGGCTCACTGATAACCGCAGCTCGGCAGGCAGCCGAAACACTAACCGGCAGGCAGTTGATGACTGCTCGCTGGAGGCTGGTGCTCGATGCCTTTCCGGGCGCGTTAACCATGCATGTTCCAGCCGATGCGGCATTCAGCCTACCAGGACACGCGATTCTTATTGCGAAATGTCCAGTGCAGTCTTTGGTCAGCATTGAATACCTGGACATGAATGGCAGTTTGCAGTTGATGCCAGCGAGTGATTACGTGTTGGACACAGCATGCGAACCTGCTCGACTCACTCCGGTATTTGGAAAGACTTGGCCAACAACTCTTCCTCAGATTGGTTCTGTGATCGTTACTTTTGACGCTGGATACGGCCCAAGCTCATCAGTCCCCGAAGGACTTAAGAGTTGGATCAAATTGCGGGTGGGGAGTCTTTACGGCCATCGGGAAGAAGTGGCAATGCTTTCGCGTGGCCGCATCGACCCATTGTCATTCGTGGATGGTCTTCTCGATGGATACCGAGTGAGCTTGGTATGAGCTCAATCAGTGCGGGCCATTTGTGCCACCGTGTTCGCATTCAGCTACCTACGGTTGCAAAGGATGTGTTGGGTGCACCTACACAGACCTGGACAGATGTGGCGATTGTTTGGGCTGACATTCAACCCATATCAGGCCGTGAAGCCCGGATTGCAGATCGCATAGCTTCGGTGGTTACTCATCAAATCACAGTCCGTCATAGATCCGAATTTAACGATCCCAAGAGCGTTGCACAAATGCGAGTTCTGTATCGAGGGCGTGTATTCGCGATTCACAACGCGCTGAATGAGGATGAGGCCAATGTCTCAGTCATTCTGTTAGCCAGCGAAGGGGTGAGTAATGGCTAGAGTTGAAACAGTTCGAATTGAAGGACTAGCTCAGCTTGATCGTGCTCTTCGTGAACTTCCCGAGCGTATTGCTAATCGAGGACTCAGAGCCTCGGTTTATGCAGGTGCAAAGGTCATACGGGATGAGGCTCGGGTACAGGCACCTAAAGCTGCGCAGTCCCTTGGTTCAAAGCAGCCACCTCCCGGAACGCTCAAACGTTCGGTGATCATGAAGCACATACGAGAGCTTTCCGGTGGAGGTCGTCAGACGTTTTATGTTCTGGTGCGCCACGGCAAAAAATTCCGTAACCAGGGTAAGCGGGGCAACCTATCGCAAGACGCTTGGTACTGGCGCTTCGTTGAATTTGGTACTCGCAAGATGGCTGCTCGGCCATTCCTACGTCC